TTGAAGTTACTGATGGGTTTCCAGAACCAGACAAAGCAGCAAATAAGATAACTTCAATCGCATATCATATGAGTGATACTGGAAAATATGTTGTAATCGTTCTTGATGAACAACTTAGGGTTGATGATTATGAAACGGATGGGTGTAAAGTCTATAGAGTTAGTACCGAGTCTGAATTAATAAACACATTCCTAAAAAGATATAGAGAATATAACCCGACAATATTGACTGGTTGGAATGTTGAGTTTTTTGATGTTCCATATTTGTACAATAGAATTACTCGTGTAAAGGATGTGGATACAGCAAAATTATTGAGTCCCGTCCACGATGTTCAATGGAATCAATTCAGAAAAAGATATAAGATAGCAGGTGTTTCTATTTTGGATTATCTTGGATTATATAGAAAATTTACTTACAAAGAACAATCATCATATAGACTTGATATGATAGGTAAACTTGAAGTTGATATGGGAAAGATTGAATACCAAGGTAATCTTGATGATTTATTTAGAGATGATATTGAAAAGTTTATTGAGTATAACTTAAATGATGTTAAGATTGTTGTTGCTCTTGAAGAGAAATTAAAGTTCTTAGATTTAGTTCGTGGTATATGTCACAAAGGGCATGTTCCATATGAAGATGTATTCTTTTCATCAAGATTTCTTGAGGGAGCGATATTGACTTATACAAAGAGACTCGGTGTAGTATCTACGAATAAAAAACATCGTTCATTAAAAGAGGTTGGTGGAAGACCAGATAAGTTTACTGGAGCATATGTAAAAGAACCTAAACCTGGATTGTATCGTTGGATATATGATTTAGATTTAACTTCTTTATATCCATCTATTATTATGTCTTTGAATATATCTCCAGAGACAAAGGTTGGTAAAGTCTTTGAATGGAAAGTAGAAGACCATCTTAATAAGAGTAAAGATATTACATATGAAGTAGATTTTGAGGGAGATAAATTATCTCTTAATAAACAGAGACTAAACGAGTTCCTTGAAGAATCAAAGTTTACAATAGCATCAAATGGATGTTTATATAGAACTGATGATAATGGTCTTATTCCCGCTATACTTGATAAGTGGTTTCAAGAACGAGTTGAGTTCAGAAGACTTGAAAAGAAGTATGGTACATCTGGTGATAAAGAAAAACATCAATACTTTAAAGCAAGACAATATGTACAAAAGGTGTTGTTAAACTCTTTATACGGTGTATTGGGGTTACCAACATTTAGATTCTATGATTCAGATAATGCAGAAGCAGTTACTTTGACTGGTCAATCGTTGATTAAATATACGGAGAAGATGGGTAATTTTTATTATAAAAAAGAATTGGGTGTTTCAGAAGACTTCTGTATATATATTGATACGGATTCAGTTTTCTATTCTGCTTTACCAATCTTAAAGAAAAGAAATCCATCAATAGACGAAAATAATGACGAGTTAATGTCCAAAGAAATTTTGGTTATATCTAAAGAAGTACAAGATTTTATGAATAGTTCATACGATATGTTTGCAAAAAAGTTTTTAAATGTTATAGACCATCGGTTTGATATCAAACAAGAGGTTATTGCAAAGTCTGGTATATGGGTAGCAAAGAAGAGATATGCACAATGGATTATAAATAACAATGGTGTTGATTGTAATGAACTTGAGGTTAAAGGTTTAGATGTTGTTCGTTCTAACTTTCCACCAACATTCAAAAACTTTATGAGAGGAATGTTAAAAGATATTTTAGAGATAAAGGATAAGAGTGAGATTGACCAGAATGTGTTAGATTTTAGAACGAATCTTAGTAAGTCTAACATCATTGATATTGCAAAACCAACTGGTTTAAAAGGGTTGAAGAAATATAGTACCAAACATAAGAAAGGTCTTTTTACAGAAATGGCACTTGGTACACCTGCTCATGTTAAAGCAGCAGCAAGATATAATGATTTGTTGAAATACTTTGGTTATAAGAATGTATCTCCATTACATGATGGGGATAAGTTGAAATGGGTTTGGTTGAAAGAAAATAAGTTTGGTATTGAAACTTGTGCTCTAAAGGGAGACGAAGATGACCCGAAACAGATACTTGATTTTATTGAAAAAAATATTGATTACGAAAAGATTTTCGTATCGGATTTAAAAAACAAATTAGAGGACTTTTATTCTGCATTAGGTTGGGGTCAAGTACCCGACTCAACATTTGCTAATGCATCAAAGTTCTTTGATTTTTAACTATAGGAGTTATAAATGAATAAAGAGGTTATTATAAAGTTTATAGACAAATACCATCTTGGTGGTAGTATTGAGTCTGTAAAATGGGAAACCGATGGTGATGGAGTTAAGACTAACTTCATATCTGAGAATCGTTCTATGTTAGGTCAGGTGAAACTTTCTAAGTTTCCATTTGAGAAACTTGAGTTTGGTTTATACACCACATCTCAGTTTAAGAAGTTATTAGATGTTCTTGATACTGATGTAAACATAGACCATAGTAAAGCAGATGATAAGGTTTTTAGTATTCACGCATCGGATAAGAAAAGTAAAGTCACTTATATGTGTAGTGATTTATCTGTCATACCAACACCACCACCTTTAAAACAATTACCAGAGTTTGAAGTAGAAGTGAATCTTGATTCAGAGTTCATTACTCGTTTCACTAAAGGTAAGTCAGCACTTCCTGATGTGACTACTTTTACTATTGATTGTAAAAATGGTGTCGCAACTTTAATCATTGGTTACACAAGTGTTGCTTCTAACCAAGTTAAATTTACTATTGATACAAAAGAGTATTCCGATATTGGTAAGGTATCCTTTTCTTCTGGTTTATTTAACGAAATGTTGAAAGCAAACAGAGGGGCAAAAACATCAACAATGAAAGTAGCAAAGAATGGTCTTGCTCATGTCAGTTTTGTTGATGGGGATTACACTTCTGATTATTATTTTGTAGCAGTAGATGAGGCAAATTAATTAATGTGGGGTGATAAACCAAAAGAAAATTCACTTTGGGTTGAGAAATATAGACCAAAGACCCTGGATAGTTATGTCGGAAATGAGAACCTAAAGAAAAAAGTAAGTAGGTATATCACAGAGGGAGATGTTCCACATCTACTCTTGTTCGGTAACGCAGGAACTGGTAAGACTACTCTTGCAAAATTGATTGTCAATAATATAGAAAGTGACCATATGTATATCAATGCATCTGATGAGAATAGTGTTGATGTTATGAGAAACAAAATTAAAGACTTTGCTTCTTCAGTTGGGTTCAAACCACTCAAAGTTATCATATTAGATGAGTGTGATTTCTTGACACCGAACGCACAAGCAGCACTAAGAAACTTGATGGAGACATTCTCAAGACATTGTAGGTTCATTTTAACTTGTAATTATGTAGAGAAAGTCATTGACCCTATACAAAGTAGGTGTCAAGTATTTGGTGTTACACCACCATCTAAAGCGGATGTTGCAAGACAAGTTACTTCAATTCTTGGTATGGAAAATATCAAGTATGATGTTGATAAGATTAAGATACTTATTGACTCTGGTTATCCAGATATTCGTAGGGTTATCAATTCTGCACAAAGACAAGTTATTGATGGGGTTCTTGATATAGATGAGAAATCTGTTATTGAAAACGATTATAAGTTAAAGTTATTGGAGTATCTACAAAAGAGTGATATGAAAACTGCTTTTAACTCTATTCGTAAATTACTTGCTGATGCTAAAGTTAGGGATTATACAGACTTGTATAAGTTATTGTATGATGAACTTGATTCTTATGCGGCTGGACATAAAGCACCAGTGATATTGATAATAGCGGAGCATCAGTATATGGATACATCAGTAGTTGATAAAGAAATAAATGTAATGTCAATGATTGTTAAAATCTTAGGAGAAATAAAATGAGTACAAAACCACAACAACCATTACCAAAACAAGTAAATGTTGATTTGAGTCAAGCAGATGATGTCAAATGTGTTGAATGTGAACATGATGTTTTTATACCTGTCTTCTTGATAAAGAAGATTAGTGCTATTATGAGTCCAAATGGACAAGAAGTTATAGCACCAATGCAAGTATTTGGGTGTAATAAATGTGGTCATGTTAATGAAGAGTTTATGCCAAGAGAAGCATAAATGAAATCAAGAACTCTATTTGACCATATAAAACAGATTACAGAAAAGAAAGTCTCCAAAGATTATTGGAAGAGTCTCTCTGTGTCTGAAGAGAAATCATTCAGTACTTATCTTGTTAATCGTTACCTTTCTATGAATATGAATTGGATTGACTTCGTCAATTCACTACAGAAATATACGATTGGATTACTAAAACCAAAAGAGGTATATCATGTTTATGAAGAATTTATACCACAAGGTAAAGTATATCTAAAATGGATAAAGGGTAAGGCACACAAGAAGTATAATGATATGTTGGTTGATTATGTTAAACGATATTATGAGGTTAGTAGTGTAGAAGCAAAAGACTATATTGATATCTTAAGTAGAGATGAAAAAGGTATAGAGTCTCTAACTAATATTGTTAAGACATATGGAGTTGATGAAAAAGAACTTAAGAGGGTTATGAAATGATTGATAGTCCATTGTATGGTTTAAGAATATTACATTATTTAAATCCAGTTAGAT